GCTAGAGACGCTGAAGAACAAACATGGCGTGATGGTGCTTTTGATCGTGCTATTGCAAGATTAAGAGAACGAAGAACTAGCCTTTTATCAGCAACGGATTTCTATGCTTTGTCAGATGTAACAATGTCAGAAGATATGGAAACATATCGTCAAGCATTAAGAGATTTGCCAAGCGGTTTATCTACTGTTGATAATGTTGATAATGTTACGTGGCCGACTAAACCATAGATTTTTGTGTCAATTTTAGAACCACGCTGGAAATCTTATATAGTTGCAACCGCAGAACCTGTACTTACTCCACAACAATGTGATGAACTTATTCGTATAGGGCAAAGTGAACCCAAGATAAATGCTACTATAGGTATAGATAATAAAAATACAAAATTAGACGAAAGATATAGAAAAAGTATTATTAGTTGGATTCCATTTGCTAAAGCTATACCAATTTATCAAGTTATTAGGAATTGGATGGAAATAACTAATACTAATTATTTTGGTTTTGATACTGTACAATTATCAGAACAGGGTCAGTATGCTGAATATTCTAAAGATGGATTTTATAACTGGCATATGGATAGTAATACAGAAATGGCAGCTATGCCTACTGTTAGAAAAATATCTATGACATTGCTTTTAAATGATCTTAAAGATTATGAAGGTGGAGATTTAGAAATATTTTGTGGTGACACATTGGATTCTGAAAAGAATAAATTTAAATTAAAGCAAGGTTATGCTGTATTTTTTGCTAGTTTTCTACTTCATCGGGTTATGCCAGTTATAAAGGGAAATCGTAAGTCTTTAGTGATGTGGTTTGGTGGATCACCTTTAAGATAAAATCATTTATATAACTTATCAAGTTTGATATAATAGTGTTTATGGAAGTAATGGATGAGATATTTAGTAATTTTTTTATTTATAAGTTTATTGTATGGATGTGAGAATGTTAGGCAATCCATAGGTATTACTACTAAACCTTTTCAAAGTGGTGAATCATTTGAAAATAGCACTAAACTTAATTATAAAATTATATTTGGTAAGGTTCGGCCAAAGGAAGATGATGATTAATGAAAGTATCAGACAATACAGCAATAAGTATGCCTATGAGAAACTTGCTGTCAATTTTAGCGGCAGTAGGAGTTGGTGTTTGGGCTTACTTTGGAGTTATTGAAAGACTTAATAATGTAGAAACACAGAATACTTTAATGCACTCCGATTTGGAAAAGGCAGTTGAGTTTTCTATTAAATGGCCAAGAGGAGAATTAGGTTCGCTTCCAGCCGATGCCGAACAGTTTATGTTATTGGAAATGGTAAGTGGACAAGTGGAGAAACTAGAAACAAGATTAGATGATATGATGCACAATGCAGTTAATATAAAAAGACTTCAAGAAGATATGAAAGAAGCTAGAGAAAATATAGAATTATTAAAAGATAAAATAAGAGCAAATGGGAGTACACATTGATAGAAACTGTTGTAGCTTTGCTACTTATATTAAATGGAAATATTATTGAACATACGTTTAAAGATAATTTAAGTTCGTGTCTTAAATCAAAACGAATTGCTTCTAGAGAAATCAATCCTGAAAGTGTAGTTTTTAGTTGTAAAATTATTAAAGCTAAAACTGAAATATATATGGGTAGCAAAAAGATATTAAAGATATTATAATGATAATGATGGATAGAACTTGTAAAAAATGTAATCATCTTTGTCATTGTGTAGAAGCAGATCACGAAGGCTGTAAATGTGATGGTTGTGATTGTGGTCTTTTAAATGAGTAAATGTAAAAATTGTAATTGTATTTGTCATTGTTCTTTAGAAGAACATTCAGATATGTATGGAGTTTGTCCTTGTACAGCTTGTTCTTGTAGTAGTAATACTATTGAAAATGAAACTGATGCTGGACTTGTGATAGATAGTACAGAAGATTGTGAGAGTTGTCAGTAATGGACTTGAAAGATAAAATAATTGCTATGGCCCTCGTTGCATTAATTTCGTTGGTTGGCTGGAATTTGCACGAAACATGGAGCATGAAGGAACAAGTTTTTAAACTTCAACAAGGGCAAATAATTTTATCAAAACAGATTAAAAAGAATTCTGCTTTTGTTAAGCAAAAACTTAAACAAATAAAGAAGAAACAGAATAAAAAAGTTATTAATAATCAAATCAAGAAGAACAATAAGAAGAAGAAAAAGAATAAGAAAAAGAATAAGGTTGAGAATGAATAATGAAGTTTCTATTAATATTTCAAATATGCTATTCAGTATCAGGTACTTGTTTTCCACAAATGAACGAACAACTTTACAATAGTCATCGTGAATGTGCATTAAATGGTTATTATAAAGCTCACGAAATTATTGCTGAAATGCCAATAGAACAAGTAGAGAGTAATCGTACTTTTATTAAATTTTGGTGTTTACCTAAAGGACAGGTTGAGGAAAATGAAAAAAAAATCAACATCTAAATTTAATAGTAAGGTATCAATGGAGGTTATCTGTTACAAACTAACAGAAATTCATAAAGCAGTTCAAAAAAATAGTAAGGATATAGAAGATTTAAAGCATCAAGTGTCTATGGGAAAAGGTGGAATTAAGGCAATTTTTATAGTAGGGTCTTTGATTGCTTTAATGTTTGGAGTATTAAAGTTTTATAAATTTTAGGAGGAATTATGTGGTTTAGTGCAATTAAATTAGCGATTTCCGCTGGAAGTCACATATATAAAAAACGCCAAGAAACTAGAATGTTGATGGCTGATGCCCAAGCTACCCACGCTAGTAAGATGGCGAGGGGTGAGTTGGAATATAAACAAGCTGTTATGACTAATAATCAGCAAGGCTGTGATGTTGCTGATCTGGAGTATTTTTAGTAATGATCCTGAAATTATGATAAAAGTGGAGAAATTTTTTGAGTATTTTAACAATATGCCGTTCTGGTATCAAGCCCTATTTATTGGTGTAGTATCTGCTATATATGGCCTTAAAGGTGCAGATATTATCAAAAGGAAATAATTAACATATGTTTCAAATAATCATTGTATTATTATTAATGCAAAATACCAGTTCTTTAGATGCACAAGATAAATCAACTGTTAAAAATATTGATAAGGTAATAAAAATCATTAAAATAATTAATGGAGTACATTGGAGGTAGTATGGACAAAGTAAAAAAACTATGGGCTTGGGCAAAAGAGAATAAAAAAATCTCTAGTGCTGTAGTAATAGTAATTGTTCTTATAATTGTAGCTAATATATAATTTTTCTGTTGAAATTTTGCCGCTGTTATATAGTATTAATGAATGGGATATAACGATTTAAAGGCAAGGATCAAAAAACACGAAGGTTATAGAGACACAATTTATAAAGATAGTTTAGGTTTTTCCACAATCGGATATGGCCATCTTGTATTACAAACTGATCGCTATGAAAAAGGTGTGACTTATAGGAAGAAAGATTTAGAAAAAGTCTTTGATACCGATTTTAACACAGCCAAGTCAAATGCTAATCAACTCATAGAAGGTTTGCCCATTCATCATCAAGCTAAATGCGTTATCATTGAAATGGTATTTCAACTAGGTATGGGTGGTGTATCTAAATTTAAAAAAATGTGGAAAGCATTAAAACAAAATAATTATCAAATTGCATCCGAAGAAATGTTGGATAGTCGTTGGGCAAAGCAAACACCAAAACGTGCTGAAGAACTTTCCAACGTGATGAAATCTTGTAAAATCTAACGAAGTAAAGTAAAATACAACCTTAAGACTATATGGTTATATTAAAAAATATTATTATAGATAAGAATACAATTAGGGATGTACATATTCAAGATGGTGTAGTCCAATATATTGATCCTAAAAAAGAAGAAATTGAAAGACTAAAAAATATTCCCGAAGTCATTGAAGGTAACTGATGAACAAAAGAATATTGGTTATTAGTGATCTGCATATTCCTTTTCATCATAAGGATAGCTTTGAATTTTTAACAGAAATTAAGAAGGAATACAAACCAGATTTTATAGTCAATATAGGCGATTTATTAGATTTCCACGCCATAAATATGCACACTCACGATCCTGACCTCTATAGTGCTGGAGATGAGTTAAAGGCTTCTAAAGGCTTTATAAGGGCATTAGAGGGCATATTTCCGCAGATGGTAGAGGTAGAGAGTAATCACTCTAGCTTGGTATATAGGAGGGCTTTAAAATACGGAATGAGTAGGGAGTTCTTGAAGGATTATGCTGAATTTCTAGGTACAAAGAAATGGAAATGGGTTGATGATTTAACTTTAAAAATGAGTAATGGACATAAATGTTTTTTTACTCACGGAAGGTCAGCAGATATATCAAAGGTATCACAAGCAATGGGCATGTCAGCAGTACAAGGACACTATCATACAAAATTTGTTATAAGTTATTGGGCTAATCCAGATAACATTTTCTTTGCTATGAATGTAGGTTGTCTAATTAATCAAAAATCTATGGCTTTTAATTACGCAAAAAACTTTAGAACAAGATTTATTATAGGATGTGGAATTATTTTAGAGGGTATTCCAAAATTACTACCGATGGTTTTGAATGATAAGGGTCGTTGGAATAAGAAATTAGTATAATTGAATTGTTAATGCTATGAGAATAGTCCAATAAATGAAAAGAGATATATAAAAAAAATGAAAGTTCACACTTTTCATTTATACCTATTTTAAAAATTTTCAAGAATTATCTTTTTTATTATCGCTTTCCCCTTTCTTTAATTCTGTTTTTAGTTTTTCAAGATA